TTAAATAAAGAAATATTTGAAACAATATACTTTGCAGCAATTACTGAGAGTAATAAATTGGCTCACGATGAAGAATATCAAAGGTATGAATATTTTAGAGGTTCACCAATGTCAAAAGGTATATTCCAATTTGATATGTGGGGATTAAATGAATCTGACTTGTCAGGTAGATGGGATTGGAAAGGATTAAAAGAAAATGTAATGAAATATGGTGTATGTAATTCATTATTTACAGCACAGATGCCAGTTGCAAGTTCTGCTAAAATCACAGGTTCTTATGAAATGACTGAACCCGCACATTCAGCAATCTTCAACAGAAGAGTAGTTGGTGGTGAGATTATGATTGTAAACAAATATCTAATTGCTGACTTTGAAAAACTTGGAATTTGGTCTGAAGAATTAAAAAATGAAATTATCTTAAATGAAGGTTCAATTCAAAATATCAATTTCAATAACTATTTGGATTCTGAAGATAAGAAATACAATCAAAAAGTTAAACGTATTGAACATTTGATGAAGAAATACAAAACTATATGGGAGATATCACAAAGAGAATTAATTGATATGGCTGCAGATAGGGGACCATTCATTGACCAATCACAATCAATGAACATTTATATGGGTAACCCAACTTTATCAAAAATAACTTCATCACATTTTCATGCTTGGGGTAAAGGATTAAAAACATTGTGTTATTATGTAAGAACAAAAGCAATATCAACTGGTGCGAAACATTTGGCTATGGATATATCTAAAATGGAAAAACCAAAAGGTACACCACTACCACCTATTGAATACACAAAACCTAATGATTCACCTTTTGATTGTTTTGGTTGTTCATCTTAAAATAAAAAATCACGATATAGTGTCGTGATTTTTTTTTTATTAATGTATTTATAGAAAAATAATACATTTTATATTTATTATTATGGCAGAATTTTATTATGGTATTAGTTTCCCTTTTTTGGATTCATTGAATGGTACTTATTTTAGATTAACTGAAACATCTAATGATGAAGTTAGGGGTAACTTAATACATTTAATATTAACTAGAAAAGGTACAAGATATTATTTACCTAATTTTGGTACTAGATTATTAGAATTTCTTTTTGAACCTATGGATGGTCAAACTTTTTCAGATATTGAATCTGAAATTAGAGAAACTGTCCAAGAATTTATTCCAAATTTGGTCATAAATAATATAACAATAAAACCCGCTTCTGATGGTTTGGAAGACAAAGGTTATTATGTGAATGAAAATGACCAAAAAGAATTTAGAGTACCAAATATTGCAACATTAGAACATACAGCAAAAATTAGAATAGATTATAGTATTGTAGATGGTACATTTACTGAATCTGATTTTGTTATTTTAAATATTTAAAAAATTATGGCAAACAAAAAAATATCGTATACAACTAGGGATTTCCAACAAATAAGAACTGAATTAATTAATTTTACCAAAACTTATTATCCCGATGTTATAAATAACTTTAATGATGCTTCAATATTTTCCGCGTTATTAGATTTAAATGCTGCGGTTACTGATAATTTACAGTATAATATAGATAGAAGTATCCAAGAAACAATATTACAATTTGCACAACAACGTTCATCAATTTATAATATCGCTAGAACATATGGATTAAAAATACCTGGACAAAGACCATCGGTAACATTGGTTGATTTTTCTATAATTGTACCTGCTTTAGGGGATAGATATGATTTAAGATATTGTGGTATAATACGTAGAGGTTCTCAAGTTAATGGTGGGGGACAAATTTTTGAAACTGTTTATGACATTAATTTTGCATCTGATTTTAATAATGAGGGTTCAGTTAATAGAACTATAATACCGATTAGACGTCCTGATAATTCAATTTCTAACTATAGAATAACAAAACAAGAAATTGTTGTCAATGGTGTTACACGAGTATTTAAACGTACAATTACAGCGAATGATATTAGACCATTTTTTGAATTATTTTTACCCGAAAGAAATGTTTTAAGTATTAGTAGTGTTTTATTAAAAGATGGTTCTAATTATGCCAATGTACCAAGTAATGATGAATTTTTAGGTACTGATAATAGGTGGTACGAAGTGAGAGCATTAGCTGAAGATAGAATTTTCGTTGAAGACCCAACAAAAACTTCAGATAATCCTGGTATTAAAGTTGGAAAATACATCCAAACTTCAAATAAATTTATAACAGAATATACACCCGAAGGATTTTTAAAAATGACATTTGGTGGTGGAACACAATCTTCAGATGAACAATTAAGAGAATTTGCCAGAAATGGATATGTTTTAAATTTGAATAAGTATTCAAATAATTTGGGTTTAGGTAGTACATTAAAGTCTAATAGTACTTTATTTATACAATACAGAGTTGGTGGAGGAGCAAATAGTAATTTGGGGGTTAACACAGTTATAAATGTTGGGACGATAAATTTTTCAGTCAATGGACCTGAAGCATCGGAAAACATAAATACAATTAATTCATTAAATGTAACCAATCCAATTGCAGCAATTGGTGGTGCGGGTATTCCAACAACAGAAGAAATTAGGAATTATGTTTCATTTAATTTTTCAGCTCAAAATAGAGCTGTAACAATAAATGATTATGATTCATTAATTAAGACTATGCCAGCACAATTTGGATCACCAGCCAAATGTTCTATTTTTGAAGAAAATAATAAAATAAAAATCCAAGTATTATCATTTGATTCAACTGGGGCGTTAACGGAAATTAATTCAAATTCTTTATTAAGTAATATTGCGAATTATTTATCAAATTATAGAATGATAAATGATTATATTTCCATTGAAAATGGTTCAGTTATTGATTTATCTGTTGAAGTATTAGTTGTATTAGATAATAGTGTTAATCAAGGTGATGTTATAACAAGAATTATTAATCTTATTACACTATATTTTAGTCCAGCAAATAGACAAATGGGTGAAAATATTTATATCTCTGAAATTAGGAGAAATATTCAAGACCAAAATGGTGTTATATCAATATCAAATATTAAAATATATAATAATGTTGGTGGGCAATATTCATCATCTCAAACATCTCAAAATTATTTGGATACTCAAACAAGAGAAATAGAACTTATTGATGATATAATATTTGCCGAACCAAATCAAATTTATCAAATTAGATTCCCAACGAAAGATATTAGGGTAAGAGTTAAAGATTTTAGAACTGTAACTATATCCTAAAATATTTATATTTTTATCTATTTATCTATTTTATAATAAAATAGATAAAAAAGTATTTATATAAAAAAATATGCCAAATTCATATAGAATTAGAACCCAAGTTGGGGTAGACAAATCAGTTAAAGTTTTATTAGAACAAGATTTTGAATATTTAGAGTTATTATCTTTAAAATTATTAAAAAGTCAAATATATCAAAGAAAATGTTCCGATTATGGTGTTATAGTTGGAAGAGTCACAGCAAATAATGGTTTTGGAATACCAAATGTAAAAGTATCAGTATTTGTTCCTTTAACTAACCAAGATTCATTAAATCCAATAATCTCCGATTTATATCCTTACAAATCAATAAACGATTTAAATGAAGATGGATATAGATATAACTTATTACCATATACTAAATCACACAGTGGACATATACCTGTGGGTACATTCTTCAGTAAAGAAGATGTTTTAACCAATCCAAATTACATTGAGGTATTTGATAAGTATTACAAATACACTGCATTAACAAATGATAGTGGTGATTATATGATATTTGGTGTACCCAATGGTGACCAAATAGTACATATTGATATTGACTTATCTGATATTGGTGAATTTTCGTTGTCTCCACAAGATTTAATAAGAATGGGTATTGCAACAGAATCACAAGTTGCTGGTAATAAATTTAGGAGTTCAACAAATTTAAATGAATTAGTTCAGTTAATTACATTTAATAGTACTTTAAATGTTAACCCATTGTGGGGTGATAAAGATGCTTGTACTATTGCAATAACAAGGTTAGATTTTGACTTAACGGCACAATCAAATATTAATATAACACCCACAGCAATTTTTATGGGTTCTTTGTTTTCATCAAATGATGACCAATTCCAAAAAAGAAATTGTAAGCCCAAAATCAATCAAGGTGAATTATGTAATTTGGTTGCAGGTCCTGGTGAAATATTGACTATAAGACATAAACCAGAAGTAGATGATTTAGGAAGGCCAATTTTGGAAGTTTTTGATTTGGAACAAGGTGGACAAGTTATTGATGATAATGGTACTTGGTTGGTAGATTTACCAATGAACTTAGACTATGTGGTTACTAATGAATTTGGTGAAAGAATAGTGTCAAATGACCCTACAAAAGGAATACCGACAAAAGCAAAATATAGATTTAAAATTAAATGGAATCAATCACCAAAATTATCTCAACCAATTAAAAGAGGTTATTTTTTAGTACCAAATGTTAGAGAATATGGATGGAGTTCTTCAAATAATGATCCGTTAGTTGATAATATATCTGGTAATTCTTATTATAATTTGGCGATGAAATCATACGCATTTAGTTTAGATTGGGAAGAATATGCTGATATTCAAGCAGCGATTGATTGTGAAGATACATTTTATCCTTTTTTATATAATAAAGTTTATACTGTATCACAACTAATTGACCAATATAGAAATGGACTATTACCAAATAGAATTATAGCGATAAGGAATATATTGGACTCAACTTGTGAAAGTACAAATGTAAAATTTCCCACAAATGATGCCGTATTAAGGTTTGATTTAATATATCTTTTATTCGTTATAATGATGTTCATATTCAAACCTATTTTATACATTATTCTACTTCTTACACATTTTGTGGCCAAAATACTAAAAGATTTTGGTGTTAAAGATTGGAGAAGATTTGCAAATATACCATTACCTAATTTAACTTATCCCGAATGTGATTTATGTGAATGTAATGTAGGTAGACCATACAAAGGGCCAGGACCAACTGACAATCAATTAAATACATCAATTATATTAAGTGAGAATGCTTTTATAACACCTTTAAACCAATAGATCGGAAGAGCAC